TGGCCTGCTATTGTACTTGAAGAAATTGGCTATCTATGAAATTATTCGTCTGGACGGAAAACGAGTACGAAGCTTGTAATCATAAATTAGTTTTTGCTGATACCGTCGAGCAAGCCCGTGACATGATAGTTGCAATCATTCGTAACTATTGGGATACTTGTGCAAAGAACGAATGGACGGCAGACCACTGTGAAAATGAAGTGCAGGAATTTTTGACTGATACTAAGTGGCAAGTCACAGAGTATGAAATCAAGCCGGGAATGCTGCCGTTATAAACCTCTAAAACACTGGTTCTACATACCAGTGTGGCCGATACCGTAACAATCTCCAAAGCTAGTGATACGCACATCCACATTCGAGCGGATAGATCCGTATTGAAAGAGTTGTGGAGTGAGTTTGCTTATCAACACCCAAACGCAGAGTACATACAATCCTACAGAGATCGTCGTTGGGATGGTAAAATTCGTCTGTTCGACATGCGTTCTGGGAAGATGCTTCTTGGTTTGCATACGCTTGTTGCAGAGTATTGCCGACAACAAGGCTATGAGGTCGTCTATGAAGATCCACTCGACGCCGAGAATGCCTTTTCGGTAGACGAATTCAAACGCCTTATCAAAGAACTGAAACTCTCGACCATGAACGATGGAACCCGAGAGTCTATCACCCCACACGACTATCAACAGCGTGGCGTCATTCATGCTATTCAGGCAGGCCGTTCTCTTCTACTCAGCGCAACATCTAGTGGTAAAAGTTTGATTATCTACATTCTTCTTCGTTACTACTTTGCAAAAACGAAGAAGAAAATTTTGATTATCGTTCCGTCAACCACACTCGTGCGGCAACTGTACGGCGATTTCATGGACTATGCGACCTATACCGACTGGAACGTCGAAGAAAATTGTCATCAAATTTACGACGGTGGCGAAAAACGTACGAACAAACGAGTGACGATTAGTACTTGGCAGGCCCTCGCTGTCAAAGAACGCTTACCCAAAGAGATTCTTGCCGAAATGAAGCAAGAGTACTCGCCTTCCATGTACAAGAAGCTCGTCAAGGATTACAACAAACAAGCTCCGTACATTCTTGAAGACGAATATTTTGAAGAGTTTGGAGTAGTTTTTGGTGATGAATGCCATCTCTTTTCTTCTGAGGACTCGGCTGGCGGCGGCGAACTACAAGAGATCATGAGCAAGCTAGTGAACGCCAAGTATCGTATTGGAACCACCGGATCGCTCAAAGACGCCAAGGTTCACCACATGGTCCTGGAAGGGCTATTTGGTAAGGTCTACGAAGTCATCAGCGCTCGTGAACTGATTGACCAGGGCAAAGCAGCCGACTTACAAATCAAATGTCTTCAGCTACAATACAGCGACGAAGAACGAAAGTTCATGCGTAAAAAGACGTACCAGGAAGAAATGGATTTCCTGCTGTCTCACAACGCACGTAACAAGTTCATCCGCAATCTGGCTTTATCCCTCAATGGCAATACGCTTGTTTTGTTCGAGCGTGTTGAGAAACATGGTCACATACTACATGAAATGATCGGAGCCAAGATCGCTGAAGGCCGCAAGCTTTTTTATGTTCATGGGCAGACGGCAACCGACGACCGCAATGAAGTTCGAGCGATCACTGAGGGTGAGACTGATGCAATTATCGTAGCCAGCTATGGAACGTTCAGTACAGGCATCAACATTCGTAATATCAACAATATCATCTTTGCTTCACCAACCAAAGCCAAAATTCGGGTTCTTCAGTCTATTGGTCGAGGTCTGCGCTTGTCAAAACGCAAGACAGAAGTTAGACTATACGACATTTCTGATGACCTGTCGATTTCAAACAAAAGCGGCGTTGTAGTGCATGATAATTATAGTTTGCTGCATTTTTCGGAGCGTGTAAACATCTACAACTCCGAGCGTCACTATTACAAACTCTTCAAAATTTTCTTGGAAGGTTCGGAATGATTCAATTCTACAAATTAGTCAGTGGTGAAAGTATCGTTGCACGACAAGTGAAGAAAACCAAAACTGAAGTTGAGATTGACTTGCCAATTCAAATTTTAGAGGTTCTTGGTGATACGGAGGATGGTGAAACTGCCTACGTTTTGTCGCCCTGGACTCCGTTTGTTGAATCTCAAACCGTCCGACTAAATAAAGCTGCCATCATTCTGAGTGCCGCTGTAAGTGAAAGTATGATGTCTGAATACGAAGAACGTGTGGAACGGTATCTTAGCGAGAGTTTAGAACCCACTGAAGTTGAGCCGGAAATAGGTCGCCGAAAATGTTCTACGAGAAAAGGTGGCTTCCTACAGCAAAGAAAACGCCGAACCCGATGACCATCAAGATAATTTTGATGATGATTAGGGCCAGGATGATTTTGAAAACCTGAGAGACCAGTCTCCCGATACTGATAGTTCTCCCGTTCACACAGAGTAGCAAAAAGGCGATGAGTATGAGTAGTAGGATCATCGTCTATAATCTATCACATCATAGATGTATCTGTCAAGTCGCCTCCTTGACAATTCTCAAATGCATGGTCTTATGTATACTGACAGTTAGTTTGGGCTGTCAAATTTGGAATCTTAGGGCCAATTTTGAAAGGATGACAACACAAGAATTAGAACCCAAAAAAGCCGGAAACCACTATGTTGACAATAAGCTCCTGTACGAATCGCTTGTGTCATGGCAAAAAGAGCTTCGCAAAGCCGCTCGTAAAAAACTGACAAAACCACGAGTGCCAGAGTACGTCGCCGAATGTATGATGAAAATGGCAAACCGTCTGTCTCAAAAAGCCGGGTTCATCAACTATTGCGTTGACGAAGAGACGGAAATGCTGACCAAAAGAGGTTGGTTGCGATGGGATCAGGTTACCACTGATGATATCGCAATGTCTTGTGATACGAAAACAATGGAAATGAAGTGGTCGCCGATTCATGAAATTTATCGTGCGCCCTTTGATGGTAACATGTTTCATCTGACAGGAAATGGCCTTGATGCTCTTGTAACGCCACACCACCGTTTCCTTACACAACGAGGGGAAGTCTACGTCGAACGTCTTCTACAAAAAGATAACATCGTCCTGATCGGCAAAGCAATGGCATCTCCTGCCGTCAAGACCTATTCCGATGATTTTGTAAAGCTCGTCGGATGGGCTGTTACCGAAGGGCATTATAAAGAAGGTGTTACTACGCATTCCGTTAACATTTCACAAAAAGGCGCAGATGGCATCGAAGATATTGTGTCGGCCTTGACGGAGACTGGTGCAACGTATTCAGAATGTGTCATTACCAAAGACGACTGGCAGACTTTCGTGTATACAACAGACGACGGACGGGTACTTACAAATACACGCAACGCTAAAGGAACGCATCGTTTTCATGTCACCGGACCAGTAGCGAATCAGATACATAAAGTCTCGCCTAATCGGGTTTTCACAGCAGAGTTTATGGACGCTCTGACACAAGATCAACGATTACTTTTGATCGAAACAATGATCAATGGTGATGGGTGGAAGACCATCACTGCGTCTGGAGGCGTAACCCGTCATTATTGTCAGAAAGACAAAGCACATTTAGATGCATTTACAAGTCTCTGTTTTCAAGCGGGTATTCGAACGTCTGAACGATTTCGTACTATCGAAACCCCATATGGCAAAAATGATATTTGGCATGTGAACTTATGTGAAGGTGCCCCGACCAAATGGGGAACCATTAGTGTAGGTGCAAAGATGGAAAATATCGACATGCATGGTTCGCAGCGTGATCTTACCCATGCACTACATTGCCGAGGATCAAAACACAAATTCTCCAAACTTACTCAAGAGATGATCGAAGAAGCTCGAATTCTTAATTCTCAGGGAGTCTCCTTCAAGGAATTGGGAAAGAAGTATGGCGTTGGTCATTCATCCATCCATCGAGCAGTTACAGGACAGCGGTACAAAGACTTTTCTCTTGAACAGATGAAAGAGAAAACACACGAAGCGTCAACACCATACAAAGGAATGATATGGTGTCCTCGAACGGATTATGGGTTGATGGTTGGAAAGCGTAACGGAAAGATACATCTATTAGCCAACACTTTTCGTGAAGATATGGTAGGCGATGCACTGGAAAGCTGCCTGCGCTACATCCACAACTTCAATCCTGAGAAATCTACGAATGCTTTTGCCTATATTACGCAAATCATTCACAATGCTTTCATTCGCCGCATTCAGAAAGAACAGAAGCAGTTGTACGTCAAGATGGTGATCGTTGACAATGCTGATTTTGCTGGTTCTTATGAGAAGCAAGATGGCGATACGAACAGCTACAATAACAGCTACGTGACATACCTCCAGGAAAACAAAGGCGACGTAATTTCTAAGTTTGAAAATTGGAAGGAAGCAAAGAAAAATAAGGCAGCAAAAAAGAAGAGCGAAGCCCGATTGACGGGACTCTTTGAGGACGAGGAGGTTGCATCAACAGAGAAACCTACGCCTCCTACGAAGAAAAAGGCAAAGAAAAAGTGAGATCTCCAGAACTTCACGAAATTGTAGCCATCAGCGATCATAAGGTGTGCTATTCCAAGTCACTGAATGATGTATTTGAGATGGGATGTGATTGCAAATATGACACCGTAGAAACACGGGTAGTCGGAACTGATGTTGTTCGTAATTGGCAATTTGCAAAAGGTCGATGTCCTTTTCAGGTTGGTCAGCAAGTTCAAGACGATGACATTAAGTATGCCCAGATTCACGGGCTTGATCGAGCAATGGAGGAAACACGAGCGGAAACGCCAAAGGGTGAGTAATGGGAACCTGTGATCATGGACTAATTTTAGGTCAGCAATCACACATTGTCGCTGCTGAGATTGTAGAGGCTAAAGAACATGGCTATGGAGACGACTATCTTCTTGAGTTTTATTCTGCTTGTGATTGTTGTGATGTCTTGATGCACAAATCTACATGTGGAGAAGGGTATCAAGTTATGGATGACGGTCAAACACTTTGTGTAGTCTGTATTAAATAATATTTGGAGAAAGGATAATGGCTTATGTGGCACTAATTACTGACACCCATTTTGGTTGGAAGAACGACAGCTTAGCATTCCAGGATTATTTCAAACGCTTCTATGATGACATTTTCTTTCCTGAACTTGAACGTCGTCACATTAAAACGATCATTCATCTGGGCGATTTGTTCGACCGTCGTAAGTTCATCAATTTTCATATTCTGAATCGTACACGCACAGATTTTCTGGAACGACTGATGCCCTATCAGACCCACATCATGGTAGGCAATCATGATACCTATTTTCGTGACAGCAATCATGTGAATGCGGTTCGTGAGCTTGTAGAAGATCGGTACGACAACATCTCTGTGTACGAAGAACCGCAAGAAATTACTATTGATGGTCTGCGTATTTTGATCATGCCCTGGCTGAACCCTACGAATATGGGGTCAGGATTAGAGATGATTACCAACTCGACTGCCAGTGTTTTAATGGGTCATTTAGAAATCGCTGGTTTCAAGATGGACCAGACGCAGGTAAGTGATCATGGCCTTGATAAGTCAATATTCGACAAGTATAAGAAAGTTTTCTCTG